TATACTCGTCGTATCCCTGGCGGTAGCGTGTCCCTGGTCTGTCATATCCTGATCCTGTGGTAGAGAACTGCGTAGGGTTGTTGCCGTACTTGTTCATCACGGTCTTTGCAATCTCCTCATACTGCTGCTCAGTAAACTGATTGCCAGCAATACGCTTGAGGTCCATGATGGTGATGTACTTAAAGTGCCCTGCGTAGGTGAGGTCAGAGAATGTAGGGTCGTCTGTATAGTTGTGTATAAAACGCTTGGGGTCTACGTACTCTTCTTTGATTCCGTAGTTGGGGTCGTTACTTCTTTTAGCGACACCCAATCCAAGTACTGTTAAGTCTTCAACACAACGACGGTAGATAGATTGATTAAAGTCGTTCCACTTCAATGTCATCTCAGTAGCAATCTGAGCGGATATCTCTGCGTCGGTTTTTATATTGGTATCTAAGAATATCTCTGTTTCTTCTGGTGTCTCTGGAAGTTGCTCTGGGTCTTGCTTTACGCGTAGACCTAACGACTTTGCTTCCTGTATCATATCGCGATTCTCGATACGCAATACAGTAGCGTTTTTCTTCTTGTCCTTCTCTGTTTTAGAGAGGGGGTCGATGGCTTCAATCTGAGGGTAGGGTTCTCTTGAGAGAATTTTATTCACTACAATCTTAACGAACTTAGGAACAATGGGTACTGGGGTATAGTCCAGTGTTAATAGAGTACCGTCTCCGTTGTTGTTATCGAGTGAGTTTAATATCTGCCGATAGATTGATGTGTCCTGTGTTCCTTGTGCGTAATCTCTACAGCGTTCCATTTCGCTGTTGCGTCTTCCGTACAATGAATTTTGATAGTCACTACCAATCCACTGAGCAAACATAGCCTTTGCATATTGCAGGCCATATCCCTTGGACATCTTCTCCTCAGTACCACATAGCGGATCTGGGAAAGACGACTGTCCGTTTTTATATTCGTTGTTCATACTCAAGATTGCTACTATTGCAAATATACTTCTTATTATCTTCGTATAATTATCTGACCTTTTCGGAAGAAAGTCTTGCCTTTAAAATCAGATTTCTTCTTCTCTTGCTTAGGCCCTTGCGCTGCAAGTAATGCTAATCCACTTGATATAGAAAGGTCATATTTGGTACGGTCATCTATCTTAAAGTTTACCCAGTCTTCGAGGGTCCTTTCGAAATACATCTTACCAAACTCCAGTGTTTCTTCATTCAGCCCTACGTGTGCGTGTATGTAAGACTCTATCGCTTGGGCGTGTGCTTGTATTACATCCTGGGAGTTTGATGGTATTCCTTTTGTCTTGGTCTTGCTGCCGTAATTTGATGTGAGGTGTGCAGGTCTATTCAATAGGAAGTGGTCGTAACCCCTTGATTCAAAGTACCTTGCTATACCGTACTTGTTGTTCTCGATTAACACTGGGTATCCGTAGAACTTAGCGGCCATCAATATGTCCTCATAGAATATCTTAGCCAGCGGTGGGCGTGAGGCGTACTCTGCTACAAACATATTAGAGGGATGCCCCATATTGAATTTGTTGTAGAAGTGACACGCACCCTTTGAGCCGCGCCCGTCTACTGTGGCATCGATATCATAACTATCCACCCCTGCACATCCGAGCCAGTCGTTCTCGGGTTTCTTTTTATTCCGCAGTTCTACTGGCGGCATCCAGGCTATCCTCCACCGTCCGTTAGGATCAGGGCTGAAGATAACTTCGGTATCCTGCTGTCCTCCTTTCCAGTTGAAGTTTCCGACAACTACAGGCGAGGGATAGAGGTCTTCATTGTATTCTATCTGTTCGTATATCTTTTGAACATTGAATAGCGATGCTTTCGCACTGTCGCGAAATGCTTCGGCCTCGGTAAAGGGGAACTGACGTATAACCTCATTAAGTTCATACGAATCTCCAGAGAGTCCTTTCCTTTCGTTCTTTAAGTAGGTCTTTGATCCTAAGTATATATACTCATTTTCAAGACCGCGCACTGGTTTCTCAGGATCAGTAACAACAGGATTACCGTGTATATCAAAGAAACCTTCGAGTGCATCGTAGGCGGGGATGAATACTCTATAGAGACCGCTCTTTGTTCTGCCGTTTTCGTTTCTATCGTTGACATTACTGGAATAGTATATCTCTCTGTACTGCCTACCCCCTCTTTCTAAGGGGTTTACAGTGGAACCCACCATTGCTTTACCTACAATCTTTCTACCTACAAGCAAACAAGTACGCTGTATGCGCCAGGCTTCGCGGATGTCATTACCTTTCTCCCACTTACCAGCCTCATCCAGGTAGAGCATATGTAGTTTCTCTCCATCGTATGCGTTGGTTGTGGTGTTCTTCCAGTTAATAATTGTGTTAAGTGCCTCACCTCTTGATGAAGTCTTGTTGTTTTTTGTAATTCTCTTTGAGGGCTCACGAAAAGCGAGTTCCATCCTGGGGTTGGTAGTACCATCTTGAATAGGTTTAAAGAAAAACGGGAGTGACTTATATATCGGCACTACCTTCTTCATGAATATATTCTCCTGTGCATCGGTACCTGTCTTGGACATAATGCCGAGAAGTTTCTCCTTAACCTGTGTGGCTTCATTTACCAGCACTGCGGCGGACATATTGGTGTACCCAGATCGACGACACTTGACGTAGACCTGCCCTACGCACCTGGGGTCTGCTATGCAAGCGTCGAGGTGTATGAATAGTTCCCTTTGAAAATTAAGGTAGGATGGGTATCCGATATCAATCTTACACCACTGTAGGAAAAAGTAGTGGTTTCCAGTGACATAGGTAGGCACCCCGTTGTTGTAGAACCATACTCCATTGCGTCTTCTTTTATATTCTTCACTAATGTAATTGGTGTATTTCTTTCGGAATCCCTCGGGCATAGACATCCATTCTTCCATTGACTTTACTCTCTTTAAGTCGTTGGGTAATGGTATCCTCTGCCAGTATTGTTCTTCCTTGGGCTTGTCGTGAAATAGTATATCCTTCTTCGCGGGTTGCTTTGGGAATTGTATGGGTAAGTCAAAGTATACCTCGACCTCACCCTCGGTTTTGTCAGGGCATATGTTGACTACAAGTTCCTCTTCTATTTCTACAAGTCCAGCCATTTAATAATCCCAGTATATAAAGACTTGATTACTTTGAGTATTGCTCTGCGAATCCTCCCGAGTAGTCTCGTTCTTCTTTGATTTCTCCATCTTGCTGGAGTCCTTTGATAAGTTGTTCGAGTCTTTCTCTTTCAACGATAAGTTCTTTAGCATCTACCGCAGTTTGCTTTATGGATTGCAGTTCAGCCTTACGCTGTGAGCCACTGAGTTCCTGATCCACAGGCTTCTGTATCTCCTGTATCATATTCTCTATAGCAATCTGCATTGCCTCCATGAGGCGCATAGCGGTATGTATGTTATTATACTTCTTCGACTTTGCCATAGATGGATTTAATAAAAGTTCTATATAATTTCTCTCCATCTACTTCCATTTCATAGTCGGAGTTTTTGCGTATTAAAACCTTATCTCCAGGATAGAGGTCCAGTTCCTCTAACTTTGGTGAGCCCCACTTTACGTACCCGTATTTCTCTTCGGGCTCTTCTTTCTTTGGGGTGAGGTAAATGATTTGGTTGCCCACCATAATCTCTTTCTCCTCTTCTTCCTCCGCAGTATCCTCGGGCACGAGGAATATCCAGTCACTCAGCAGTTTAACCTCTCCTGTCTCCTTAGATTTATAGGCGTATGCCTGGCAGGATATAGGGTCACGCACATCATCGTAGTACACTACATATATATCGTCATCTGGGTCGATGAACTGTCCACGCTTTTTGGTTTCCTCCAGTTGTGTGGTTTCGTCTGATAGCATGAGGTGGTTCCCCCCGAGCACAACGTGGTGGTGGAAGTACATGGTATCTCCGATGTTCACATCTGTGTCGTACTTAGCGGGTAGCCCCACTACTTCTCCGTCCATTGTTCGGTGCTCGAACTCACTGAACTTCGTGTCCAGGTACATATCCTCGCCATTAACGTTGATGGTGTCTCGTGTTACGTTGGGTACACGAACTAAAAAATGTCTAAGTGATTTCATTCAAAGTCGCAATCGTGTTCAATTAATACTGGCATGTCATCTACAGTCTTCCAAAGCATGATGCCTTGGTCTTTGTTATAGATGTACACAAGATAGCGACGAATACCGTGTTTTACAAAACAACGTTCGTCCAGTACTATTGAATCGATAATTGACTCTCCTGCTCTTTGGCCTACGTAATACGCCATAGCATCCTTCGGGTTTTGCCCGATGATGATTTTTCTAATGAGTTCCATTTTATTTATTTAGCCAATAATTTATTTTACTGGAGTCTCCATCTTCGGGGTCGTCTAAGTTAGACTGATAGCATTCGTCTATGGCTTCCATCATAAGTGTGTGCTCATATTCTTCTGCTATGTGCATGCCCATCATGAGTTCGTACTTCTCGTCGTTCTCATCATCCTCGGGTGTGTATACCCCAAAGCAGTAGGTAGATAGGTAGTTGTCCTTTCCACCGTAGTGCTCCAAAATATTTTCTATCTCATCTAACTTAATTCTAAGGAGGTGAAAGAGTTCTATTCTTTTTTCATTGTCCATTAAAAGGCAGTGTTTGCCCCAATATACTCAACTTTAAAGAAACTGTTTGCCTGCTGTATCTCTACGCCCGATGCGCCAGCCTTGGCTCTTAGTTGAAGTTTAATGCCAGATAATCCGTCGCTGTAGAAGAGCCCACTAAATTCTGCGTGGTACGTATCTGAGTTGTTAACAGTTCTAAAGGAACGTGCAACGCTTACGGAGTTGCTTGAGTCCCATACCTGTAGGTCAACGTTTGTGTTGGCAACCGATCTCAACTCACACGATACGGTAACCTTGTAGTACCCTGCGGTTTCATTCAGTAGTATTGAATCTCTTGGGTCAGTTACTTGTGATAACTGTAGGATGCTGTTTGTATCAGATCCGAAGAGTACTGATGATGTTGCTTGTGAGGTCGACCCTGTTGCTGAGGAGTCGCCTACAATCTCTGCGAATTGAATCTGCGTGAGTGAGGCGCTGTTTACCGCAGTGTTTTGCTGTGGTCTTGCGAATAGCGACTGCTCTTGTGTCGCTGATATCTGTGAAGATACTGCCGTAGCCAGGTCGCTCTGCTCAATGTATACGTAGGTACTTGCCGTCTCGTCCCACAATAGGTACTTGTCATTGTTTGCTGGTGAGGTAACCTGCGTGAGGTTGCCTGCATCTTCCAACTCAATGGTGCTTCCTGTTGCTGATAGTGGCGCATTCGCAGTAAGGGATGCTGTCCCTATGGGGTTGGTACTGAGGTTACGCGTTACTACTACGCCCGATGTACTCAGCATCAGTGCTTTCACATCGCTGGTCGAGGTAGATGGTGTTCCTGATATCTTTAAACTTCCTGTAGTCTCTACTGTATCTGTAGATATCTTAAGTGCCGTGTCGTTGCCTGCTCCATCTTCTACTACCTGCTCAGATGATGATGCCTCTGCGCTCTGTAGTTTTAAGATTAGATTGTACGTATCTTTAATTTTGTTTCCACTAAGTGATGCCATAGTATTACTTTTACCTAACAAAGATACTCATATGCCAAAAAGTACTGTAAGCCGAAAGAAGAAGTTTCGTGAGTTCTCTAAAATAGACAAGAGATACATCACTGAGAACGGCATGAAGAACCTACACTTCTTGTACTTAGATGCTAAGGCAACTATGGATCTGGGAAAGGCCGAGGTGGATATCCTTTTCTTTATTTATGACCTGGAGTTTTGGACGATAGCCTACTTATCCCAGGCGATGGATAAGAGCCATAAGAAGTTAGCGGACAGATACGTGTATCCATTAATGAAGAAGGGATGGATATACAAGCACTTCGATAAACTCACGCCCAGTCAGAACATGGAGGACCATTTCTTTAGGGATGAAACCAAGATGAACTATAGGGTGCGCTATGCTTTGACACAAAAAGGCAGGCTCAATGTGGCCCGCCTGTATAGAAAGATGAGGGGTGAAGAACCGTTTAACCTTTCTTCGCCTTCCGAGCAGCATCCATAGCAGGACTGCTCTTCCCTTTATCGTGGGTTACCAGTCTGAATGGCGCCTCTGGTGATGCTCCCTTGTGTGGCTTATAGTCTCCCTTCATTAGAAAGTGGCGTCCACCCTCTGTCATCCAGTGGTATCCCTCTGGTGCTTTTACCTTAACGCTCTTGTTAGTCTTATTTAGTTTCATTTCTGTATTTCTTTTTAGAACCTCGACCTTCTCCGTCTAAGTATGTAATGGAACCGTCTGGGTTTTCTTTGTAGTACAATCTACCATAAATCTCCGGGGATGTAACACCTAATGCTGATTGTAACTTCTTTGTATCTCGGTTGAGTGGGTCGAGATCCCACTTGTCATAATAACTTATGTACTTTCCTTTGTCGTCTTCACCGAGGTCTATTGTAAAATTACCCAGAGTTTCCCCATACATATTGTTGTAGGCGTCTCCTCGTCCTATAAAAGACTCATCCCCTGGGTATACAATAGGATTTTTCCAACCATACCCATTATCTTTACGGCGGCGTAAGTAATTCATGCCTGCTGCTGCGGCTGCAGAATCGACGTTTTCTCCAAAGTCTTGTCCCCTTCTTCGCATGTCAACATACAGGTTCTGATAATCTACACCCTCCCTTGTCTTTGCGAACTGAGGTATAGTTTGCATGTTGCGTATGTTGTCAAATTTGGCCTGTATGTTTTCCTCAGTTACAGGAGAACGAAAGTAGGTTGTTGATGAATCTGATGAGTTAGAAGGACGGTATCGTGAAGTTTGAATTGAACCAATCGCTGTATCGCGTACAGGCTGACCCATCGCTATATCCAACAAGGCTTGTCGCTCTTTCAGTGATTCTCCAGATCTTGCAAATGAATTTTCTGGTTCTTTTTTATTACGAAGTACAGCATCCGATACTCTCTCACCTGCATTTTCGTAAGAATAGGGATTGATGTTTCGCGCTATCCGTTTGCGTATACCTTTGAATAATCCTTTAGGTTTGAACTTAGGTGCTACAACATCTACCTCATCCAACACAACGCGTTCCCCTACAGGAACGCCTTCTCTGTACTTCTTGTTTCTGTTGGTGGGTTTATTTGTATTTGTTCTGTAGCGATTCACTTCTTCTTCTTCTTTTTACCAAAAATGCTGTACTTGTCGAATATGGTTTCACCATAAGGCGCGATGCGTCCCTCGGGTAGTTTGTCTACATCAACACCACGGACCTGTGCCTTCTTCTTTTTCTTCTTCGGGTCTCCTGTGCGGTACTTCATTACTTACGTGTTATCTCTAATAGTATATCGTCTGGTCTGCGCTTTATATCCAGAACTATCTCCTTGTGTCCTGCGACCAGTTCGGGGTCTGCGGCGTCCAACAGTTCTTTTAACCAGGATTGCTCCTGCACATCCTCAATGATAAGTTTACCACCAGGACGCACCTTGCGAAGATAATGCTTCACAGCGTACTTCTGGCTCTCGAGGGAGTGGGGACCGTCATCAATGATGTAATCAAAGTGGTCGTCCTCAAAGTAATCTACTGATTTCTCTGTATAGGCATCGGTAATGCGTATGCTTACCCTATCGTATTCTTGCTCTCCGCAGTTATCGTTGTATTGAAACAATGCGTTCTCATCTAAATCAATGCCTACGATACTCGCTGAGGGAAACCATTCGTGCCATAGCATTAAACTGCCTCCAGCCATAATGCCAATCTCAAGCACATTGGATACCCGCTCGGGCATAAAAAACTCCTTGCTGTAGTACCGCTGTATATACGTATGCACATTACCCTTGTCGGAGAGGTGTGCAAACCTCTTGTTGTATAACTCTATTAAATCCATTTCACAAATATAGGATACCTTTGTGACTATGGAACTACGTGTAATAAGAATGTACAGCCAAGATGACTTCACTCTTGGAGCACTGTACCTAGAGAGCAAAGAAGGTAGAGAGTTCCTCTGCTTTACATTAGAAGACGAACATCGTGACGAGAAGGTAATGGGTGAAACCAGGATCCCAGCAGGAACCTATCGCATTACTCTACGCACAGTGGGAGGACATCATAACAGATATAAAGATAAATTCCCCGACATGCATAAGGGTATGCTCTGGGTACGTGACGTTCCAAACTTTGAGTACATCCTCATCCATATCGGGAACACCGATGAGCATACTGCGGGGTGCTTACTTGTCGGAAACTCTGCAGATATGAAAGGCTTCATTGGAAAGAGCACTGCGGCATATAAGAACATCTATCCCGAGGTAGCCCAGGCACTGCTTGATGGAGAGGAAGTTTGGATAACGTATAGAGACTTTGCATAATTAGGTATTTCTACCTATTGACTTTCTCCTTTTTTTACTGTACCTTCATACCGTCTAAAGAAGTACTGGGACACAGTAGTTCAACATCCCAAGCCTCAAGCGTAAAGGGATAGCAGAACGGTTGGTGACGAAAACTCAGACATCACTCGACGGAATTCAGTTACAAGGGGCCCCCCATTTGCTCGAAATTTTCTCGCTACACCGCGCACTGCGGAACCTCATGAGCCCTAATGCAACCCATTCGGCTCACCACTTCCCAACACCTCCACTCGAAATTACCCTGGCACAACCCTGATCCGCAAAAATTGCTGAGAAATGTTTTGGATGGGGATAATATATATATGGGGGCGCCTACGCGCGCGCACCCGAACGCACCCGAGCGCGAACGGGGGTGCCTATGCGAGCGAACACGTGCACAGGTTTGCGCGTTTGCGCAAGCACGCACAGCACCCACGCACACACGTAGGTACGCACGCAGGCCTGTAGGTACACGTGCATGTATGCGAGCACCCGGGAGTGCACGGGACTGCCCGCGAGCCCGCCTCTGTACACAAGAGGGGGCGAACAATCCACGCCCGAACAAACCCCCACAAGAGAACCACAACCCCACATACCACCATTGGAGGCACACTAACCACCCCAAGAGAACGCCTAACGAATCCATTACGGCCAACAATACCAACACACCACCCAAGAGGAGAAAGTCCCTTAAAACGGCTTAAAATGGCCTCGCGTATATGTGTAACGCATAGGCCCGTATATGTGCACGCTCGCGCAGGTCTACACGCGGGTATGTACGTACGCGCATTATGCGCCCGCGCAACTGTTGTTTTTCGATTTGGCCCAAAAAAAACCCCGCTCAATGGCGGGGCTTCGTGTGTGCATTATGCGGGCTCAGTCGAGCACAAACACCTCTAAGTGTGTACCGCAGTCGAGCAGTTCGAAAGTCGGGCTGAAACCCTCACGTGTACACATTTCGACTTCCTCGCTGAGAATGTCCCCTATCAAGTCGCAAACCACTTCCATAGGTGTGTCCATCCCTTGCGCTTGGTCGCAGTACGAGTATACGCGGCTCATGTGACACAGGTGTTCGTGTGTCACCTTGCATGTGTCGTGGATAAGGTCGAGGGTATCGTTGACCTCGTTAACAATCTCAAGTAGTTTTACTACTTCCGTGTGTGTAGCGAGCAACTTGTCGAGGCCGTGAGTCACCATCGGCTCGTATAAGCGCACCACGCAGTCACGCACTTGCTTGTCAAATCTTTCCATGTCTCTACGTAGTAGTTCAACAACTCTGTCTTCGTAATTTTTCATCGTATTTCGTTTTGGTTACACTGCAAACATAGGGGGTTATTTCGCTGTAAAGTGTTAACGCCTTGTTAAAGTGTGTTTCTATCTTACGTGTGCATTATGCGCCCGCCAGATCCCGTATGCGCTCACATGTACACGCTCGGTAGGGGGTTGATATATAAAAGGGTGGGAAGAATCAACCCATGCACGCGCGCACACATACATACGCACACACACGCGCACCTGTACATACATACACACACGCGCCCGCTCGGGCACGCGGGTACGCCTGCGCCCCTGCGCTCGCGCCTGCACGCCTGCGCTCGGGCACGCCTGCGCCCCTGCCTGCGCACACATATGCCTGCACATGTGAATACAAAAATTTTCTGTTAAAGCCTTGTTAAAACGTGCTGTTAAAGTTTTGTTAAAGCGTGTTTTTTCATTTGGATTTGTCAATTATTTTCTATAGATATACCCCCTACTACGTAGTGGTAGGGGGATATCTCTATACTATCTCGGCAATCCCCTACCTCCCATACCTTGAGACCGATTTGGTGAGCACCACACCCCCTTAGAATGCGAAATCTCAAATGTGAACCATTCCTTCGTGCTATGCGCGCGAGTGACGCGCGTACACATACATACACACACGCCTTCGCAAGTCATGGACTTGCTCATCACACGAGGGACTGACTGACTGACCAACCCCTATCATGCGGGTACGTGATCTGATCCTGTATGTACGCAGGAAAATTGGTGGGCATAATGCGCAGGGATTTTAACATTTCATTAACTGAGATTGTCAAAATGTTGTTATTTGTTTGTGGTGTTGAAACGATAACCGAAAACTAAAAACGATTGCCTTATGAACAACACAACACCCAACACAACCACACAATTGCAAGCCCTTGAGCGTACTATGGGCCGCGACTTCATCGAAAACCTGTTCGAGGATTTCCTAAACACTGAGGCCTTCGCATCGTTCGGCTTCTACACAGACCTACTGGCTGGTGCCTACAAGAGTGTCCGTGACCCGCAGTTCCGCTTACTTGTGCAAGGCAATTTCGATATGTTCGTTAACCCCCAAAACCCAAACGTGTAATGGGCAATTTCGCAACACAACGCAACCACAAGGGCTATGAGTACGTAGTCCGAGTGGTGAGCGCACCGACCCTGAGCGGCAAGACTGCAAGTACAAGCAAGCGTAAGGTTCGAGGCAAGGCAAAAGCCGATGCACTTGAAATGAAATACGCCAATCGTATGGACCGCAAAGCGGAGCGTGAGCATAGCAAGGCCGTACGTAGTGCTGACCAACGTGAAACCCGTAGGGCGAAGCGGAAATAGTACGGTACTTTTTGGATGGTGGAGACCACACCTACAACGGACTACCTGCAAAGGGGATACCTATGCCCCTGTTGCACTGAGTGAGCGAGACACTCGTAGTCCCCTAAACAAATGTGAATGAGTATGAAAAATTATGATGGCGTTGAAGTGAAGTTAGTGCGTATAGACACTGGCGTAGAGGTGAGCATGGGCGATGCAGTCGTTTGTTCTCGTGGTGTCGAAGACACGGTGCGTGGGATATACCCACCACACAAGCCAAGTTCGAGTGGTAAGGTGAACATGTACTACCCCTCTGTTTATGGACTTAAATTCGTTGAGGTATGAATGAGTTGCAAAGATTGAGCCGGGCTGTTGCTATACACACCGGCAGAAGGAGAGGGAGCGAGAAGGAAATACGCGAGGCTTGGGCGTACCTATGCAAGGTACATGACAAGTACGGTACGGTAGACGTAGGTATTATCCGATCGCTCATACGTTGAACCGAAGGTTGAGAATGAGTTTTAACAACTCTTTAACACTGATTGTCAGATAGTTACCCTATGTTTGTAGGGATGATTTGGTAGTGGAGACCACACTATAAACGGACTGCTACACAAGCACCAATTCTTTTGGTTTTGGTTTATAACGTGGTGTTTGGGTGTACTATGGGTTCGAGTCCCATGCAGTCCCCTAAGCCTAAATGTGCAGGGCTATTGATGCACATGAATCTATGCCTATGGATAAATTGAAAGATGGACAAGTCGTTTGCTTTAACGGCGAAGTCGAGAATGCGGATGACTGCTTAGTGCTTACAGCACCGAGCGAACATGAGGGAGAGTACGCTATTGCGGAGATGTGTGCAAGACCTATGTTGCACCACGATGGAGGGCACGGTAGGGTTACCATACTTGAGGACGAGTACTACTCGGATGTAAAACAACTTGTTTGTGGTGACAAGGTATGGATGCCCGACTACGAAGATGGGTGTACAATATCGTACATAGATGGGGATTACAGCATGCACAATGGTGAGTGGTGCTGGCAAGATGACACGCTGTACTGCGAGGAAGATGGGTGTACGTACCACATTGATGATGAGGGTACGAACATCTTCTGGAATGAGCGTAATGATGAGTACCGACTTGAGGAGGAGAATGACCGCCAACTGCATGAATACCACAGTGGTTTTCGTAGAGACTTCACTACACACGACACGGTGTACACGATTGGCTTCGAGGTCGAGAAAGAAGATGATGACCCGTTAGATACGTGGGACTTGGATGCTGTGGATGAGACAGGATGGTGCCGCGAGTCGGATGGTAGCCTGTGCGAAGAAACCGGCTTTGAATTAGTCAGCCCAATCTATGACTTGAATGACCCGCTGTTAGACAGTGCTTTGGAGGGCCGATTACTTCGTGACCATATCAACGCTGACTACAGCAGTAATTGTGGTGGGCACATCAATGTAGGTAAACGTGGGTTATCGGGCGAGGAATTTTTCGATTCGATTCAAGCATTCGTGCCGTTGTTTCTTACAATATGGAGACACCGATTGGGTAATAGTTACTCACAGATGCAACGCAAGCCCGACAACTACAAGCGTGCTGGCAAATACTCAGCAGTCAACATTCAAAGTAGATACGTTGAGTTCCGCTTACCACCTGCGTTCAAGAACGTGACCAACCTGCTATGGCGTAGGGATCTGATGCGTATCATGTGTGCTAACGAGAACATCAAGCCGTTGCAGTTGATTACGATGATGCTAAACCCTAAGAGTGCATTGGGTATTCACTTGCGTAAGGTGTACTCAAACGACCAAGTGCTCAAGGTAGTGAGCATGTACGCTCAGTTTGCCGATGACTTGTACGGCTCGTTCAACTTCAGTGCCGATGGTGTGGGTGTGTTCCACAAGAGTGTAGTTCGTAGACTGAAGAACCGCAAGGTAGACCCACGTACTATCGTGTCCTACTCAAGTGAGGCGGTGGATAGACTGCGTGATAAATTCGGCAGAGACTACCTTACAGATGTACAGCCTACGCTGGAAGCGATGGACAAACTTTTAGAACAATAATATATAACCGAAACCGAAGAGTGCGATGGGATATAACCGCACAACTATGCTTATGTGTATTGCAATTATGAACGATGGTAAGATGTTACCTAAGAAGAAACTAAAGAACTGTTGGAACAACAACGATGATGGAGCCGGTATGCTCTACATCATGGATGGCTTGCTGTGTATTGAGAAGTTCCCTAACAAGGGGGGCAACTCGTTTGACAAATTCCTTGAGCGTTACCGCGAACTCAAGACTTCCGATGTGGGTGACAAGCCCATGCTCTTGCACTTCCGTATCGCTACACACGGTATGAGTGACGAGTACCTACACCCGTTTGCTGTGACACCTACACTTGGACTCATACACAACGGTGTTATATCGGGGTTCGGAACTAAGGACAAGAGTGACACTGCGGAGTTCGCAGAACTTGTGGGTACGATACCCGCAGTAGACATTGACATGCTCGACAATCCCTTTATCGAGGATGCTATCTTCACATACTTGGGTGGCTCAAGTAAGGTGGTGTTCATGGACAACGAGGGTGTGTACCGCATCTTCAATGAGGGGATGGGCGAATGGATTGGAGACAATTGGTTCAGCAACGACAGCCACTCACGTGCCGTACGTTACTACGGAAGCACAGCCGTTACAGGATCCAGCAAGTACACCTACGATTGGGACTTGGATGCTGAGTATGACCAAGCCGATATGGATGCTTGGAACGAGTCCTTTGGTGTCACTACTACCGATGAATTGGATGAGATAGCATTCGATACCGAAGCACCGCTACAAGGAACGTACGATTGTCAAGGATGTGGCACACAAAACACGAAGATAAACTTCAACGCAGAGTGTATGAATTGTAGTGCATACCAACTCGATGCAGTCGATGAGGTCATGGAATTATGGACAAGCCTTGACGACATAGCGAGTAATGACCTTAAAGATATAGCGTAATGGAATTTGAATTGCAATACAACGATAACACATTGAACGTGGTGGCCACTGTTGCTGTGTACCGAGATGAAGGTACATACGACACGCCACCTTACACCGAGCATGAGGTGGAAAATCTGGAGGTGAGTATGTATGACCACGAGGGTAACCTTGTGTACTTGCCTACCGAACTGCTCTCTAAAGAGTTACGAGATAGTATTGATAAAATCATAAACGATAGAGTGATATGAAAAATAAATTAACAGTAACCTCAGTACGTTACTTTGAAACACGTAGAGGACTTGGGTATGAAGCCAAGACAAGTGTGCCTGGAGTCAGCATATGGAACGATGGAATGGGTGGAGGCACCTATGTATCATCCTCACTGACTTACTTTAATCACGGAGATTTTCACAAGACTTTCTTTCCCGATATAACCTACGGTTCTATTGACTATGAGAATGCACTTGAGGAAGTAATAAATATTCACGAAGGCGTTTAGTCTTAAGTATTAACTCTCAATTTGTGAGAGACATTTGGAAATGATTAACGGATTAGTAACCTTATACACATGAGATATGGCTAACAAGCATGTAAAAAAATTCAGTGACTTGCTGAAGAACAAGACCGTAAAAGCGGTACGAAGATTAGAGGAAAGTGAGATGGAACTATTGATGTGGTACAAGAACCCACTCGTATTAGTATTCCAGGACGACACGCAGTTGATATTGCAGTGCGATGATGAAGGTAATGATGGAGGCGCCGCTATGTTTTACGATGGTGAGACAGGCGTAACGGAAACTATTTATACAATTTAAAATGGACGACAAGATGATAGACAACTTTATTACATACTGCAAGGACATCGTAGCCAAGCACCCAGATCTTACGGATGAGGTGCATGACTTCTTTGACCTATGCATGATGGAGATAGAAGAGGGTGGCTCACAAGAACACGAGATTGAATTAGCGATGAGCGACATAGATGATTTAGTAATAACCAAACTCAAGAGTGCAAGAGGATAACACCGCACAACTATGCTTATGAAAGTATTTTCTGTAACCGTACCCAACCCATACATTGGTGAGGGTAGCAAGAACGCTGACCGAACAGCACCTGCAGGTGAGACGACATTGTCTTACTTCACTGTCTTCGCAAAAAACTTTGAGGATGCACGTTTGGCGTTCATAGAATTTTGTGGTAGAGGGTCACGTGTACCGACACTCACTGACATCATTGAGATAGGTGATGATGCACGTGTACTGAACCGAGTGGTGGTGGACAACACCCCAGCAATTAAGTCTCAAGCAGAGATTGAATCACTTGATGCGAATCAAGCGAAGGCAATCCTACGTCAGTTCATATCCGATGACAGCACCGACCCGCTGTTGGCTGAGGCTATACGTAAGGTCACTGAACTCGATGAGTTCGTTGCATTCAAGGGCCTTGCATCTACACTCAAAGCCCCAGAGATAGAAGAGGTAGAACTGAGTGAACTTCAAGACATTGCTGACGATGTTAGCCGTGAACTTAATCAGAAACTTAGTTTCATCGAGCGTTTAACTTCTAAACGTGGTGGATAATGGATGAGTTCCGTAAAGCGGTACGTATTGTGGAAGAGGCGCGGGATACTGCTGCGCTTCTACACAGTACCTACATACGTATACAATTAGAGCAGGCACTTGAGGTGCTTGCCAAAGCAGAAGTAGAATTTAATAAACAAGAGTATGACTTATAGACAATTGGTGGACTACCCACCTACACTAAGAGTACCGGATTCGATACGTCAAATCAAGATTGACTTGGTGTCCGTGATGTGCGACAACAAGTACAGATGGATAGCGAGTAAGAACGACGATGGAGATTTTTATATCAACACCCGTCAATTTGCGTACAGCAACTTTGGAATACCACACCACAAGGATGACCTTGAGTGGGCAATGGATGCTAATGATTGGGATAGCGTGTTCGATATGATTAACGAAGGCACCGTGAAGGTGTGGAAGATAGAGTACAGATAACTAAATACAACTTGCCTTATGAAATACACCATTGAAAATTATTTCGGTGGAGAGATGAAGGATGAAACCCTTCATGCCAATACCTTGGGAGAAGCAAAGAGCCTTCAGCGTGGAGAGTTCTCTTTGATTATTAACAACACTACAAATACCGTATTCGAATGAATGTATTAGAACTATTTGCAGGCTCACGTTCAGTGGGCAAAGCCGCAGAAGAACTTGGGATGAATGTATTCTCAAGTGACATCAAACAGTTTGGTGGTATCGACTACGTTGTTGACATCCTGGACTTTGATGTAGCAGAAGTGCATGGATTCACTAAGAATCTATGGGTGCCCGATGTGATCTGGGCATCACCCCCGTGTACATCGTATAGTATTGCAGGTGTAAGACACCACCGCAATGGACAAGAACCTACCTCAGACTTTGCTGTAAAGAGTGACAAGATTATAGACAAAGTTCATGAGTTGATACACTACTTTACACTGTTGAACCCTAACCTTGTGTACTACATTGAGAACCCTCGTGGTATGCTACGCAAGATGGACTTCATGAAGCGTCATCCGATACGACACACGGTAACGTACTGCCAGTATGGGGACACACGTATGAAGCCAACCGACATATGGACTAACGACTTACGTTGGAACCCACGCCCTATGTGTAAGAATGGTGCGCCTTGTCATGAGGCTGCGCCACGAGGGTCACAAACAGGCACTCAAGGGAGAGCCAACAACCATGAGCGGAGTAAGATACCACACGAATTATGTTTAGAAATATTAAATACTACGACTTATGCCTAAGACACCTAAAGAATTTCAACCAAGAAAGAAGCCTTCCGTAATTATGGAGGTGCTTGCTTATGTATTTATTTACGGCCCTATCTTCACGTTCTTCTACGTGATTATCAAGGGGCTTAACAATTTATTCGGATATTAATATGGGATTAGATATGTTTTTACATCGCAGACCTCGTGAGAATGAGGATGTAGATGAGATAGACTTAGGGTATTGGCGCAAGGCTAATGCCATACACAAATACTTCACGCGCAATCTAACGGAAGACGAAGAAGACAACTGTACTAAGATTCGTGTGACGAAGAAAGATTTATTAGACCTACAGCGTAGGTGTTTAAAAATAAATAGAGTCGGAGCCGAGGTTGCAGAAGAACTACTGCCCACAACAAGCGGGTTCTTCTTTGGAGGCACAGAGTATGATGAATACTACATGCAATACATAGCGGATACACTCGAGATAGTGGAAGAAACACTTGATGATTGGCAACCTAATGACTATGTGTTTTACTACGCATGGTACTAAAGAGAGATGAGTATGTTACGTAAACGCAAACACATAAGGAGAACCGAGGCATACCTACGTATGCTTGAGTTGGATCAGATTAACCTTACCTTGCACGCAAGCAGGTTTGGTTGGTCCACCGACATTCAGAATCAATTAACTAACTCAGCGATGTTGATACGCAAATACCAACGGAGACTGAGACTAATACGAATGTGATATGACACATTACATAGACCTCAGCACTAAGCAACTGCGACTACTTTATGCATCCATATCTTCGGGCTCAATGGAGTTGGAGGAGATGCGAGAGATAATGGAAAAACTTGAGCGGCACTTGAGTGTGCCTGGATCAGGGAGTATGATTGACGTGTGCCTTAGGGATACTAACGAATATGGTGTTGAACCTTATTAATTAAGCCTAATAATTGACAACACCTTATGGCGATAGAGGGAGGGGTTTTTACTAACTTAAATAAACGGAATGGTTATTCGTTCCCTCCCTTTATTCTTGATTCGCGAATCGCAAATCCTCACAACGATGAACCTTAAATTGTCACAAAGTAAGGGTAAAATTGTACTATCTGGTACATAAAGTAAGGGTAAAATGACTAATAGAGAGATACTACTGGAGATGTACGAGAGACTTTGGAACGCTGAAAAGGACAAGTGGGCTTGGTATGCGATAGTAAAAGATTCTCTGGAGAAATTAGAAGCCAACAAAAGGTGTAAGCACATCAAAATAGAAGGTGAGAGTTGCAGACTAAACAACAACTGCACCTATCCAGATTGTGAAATAGAAACCAATAATGATACAGAACGATAGTGTTTTGTGTCTTTAATAGAACACTATGTCAAGTAAACTGCACAAGATGCTTGACAACTTTAACACCAAAGAGAAATGAAAACAGCAATGCAAATTTTAATATCTGAACTTAAGGAAGGTCTTGCGCAAGATGAAATTAAAGTGAGTCCAAAGGAACTATTACAAAATTTGATTTGGAGGTGTGAGGGATTACTTGAGATTGAGAAGGAGCAGAGGATGGAAGCGTGGTGCAGCGGATATGATTCTTACGATGAAGATATATCTGGTGATAGCCCATTAGAATACTACAACAAAACCTTTAACACCAAAGAGAGATGAATTATCAAGAGATAGGTCTTCAATACGGGATTATAGTTCACAAAGTAGAACGCGGAGATAAGTGGTGGAAGGTAAATGGTTCTGATGCTTAC